GCTGCGTCCTCACCCATCGCGAAATGGATGAACAGGTACCGGTTCAGCTTCTGGATCCGGACCCACGACACACCGTCAGTGGTGAGCTGGGCGAGGGTGGCGCCCATGACGTCCCGCATCAGGTCCCGCTCCTGGTCGTCGTCCAGCTCCAGGGCGGCGGCCTGCGCACCAATGTCGCCACCCAACCTGGCTTTGACGGCGAGGTTGGCCAAGGACGCCAGGAACAGGCCTGTCTTGGCGTCCGGGGAGGCGAACCGGTACGTCTTACCGTCCGGGAACGCGGTGGAGGGGATGCCGGGTACCTCGACGGAGTCGTCGTCGAGGTACCCGGCAAGATCTAGTCTGGCCATCAGACGTAGAGGTAGGTCGGGCCGGTGGTGGACGGGCCGGTCGCGTTCGTCACGACAACGGCCACAGCCCCGGCGGCGTGGGCGGGTGCGGTCGCGACGATCGTGTCGTCGTCGACAACGCTCCAGCTGGTCGCGCTGGTGGTGGCGAACTTCACACCCGTCACCAGAACAGTCCCGGTGAACCCGGTGCCCTTGATCGTCACCAGGGTTCCGCCGGCGGCCGGGCCGGTGATCGGGGTGAACGAGTAGATCACTGGCACGGATGCGACCGTGTCAGGGTGGGTGATGATGGTGCGCTTGCCCTGCCCGATGAGCTTGATCGACACGCCGTCGGTGTCTGACATGGCCCCACCGTCGGGGGACCACTCGACACCGGCGGTGCCCTGGTACGCCTCGACCCTTGGGCCTCCGGGCTCCATCTCGTAGAACCGGACTTCGACGCTGTTCAGCAGCCCGATGTTCTCCGCCTTCAGGCGCAGCGCCTCCTGGCCTGGGTCGTAGGTGGTGGGGTCGGACGCCGTCGACTTGCGCTCGATCTTGAGGTCACACCCCCACGCGCGAGCGGTGGCGGTGGACGACATGTCACCGCCGGAGTCGAAGTCGGAGGTGTCCTTCCATGTCGGGGCGAGGTTCGGCTTGAAGTTCGTGACACCGAACACGCCGGTCCACTCGGGGGCGGCCGTTGTGCCGGTGTTGACGTCGAGGTACCACTTGCGGACGGTGGTGGCCGCACCGAGCTGGACCTTCGTTGTTGCGGGCATGATGTTCTCCTTCAGTGCGGGTGTTGCAGGAACGAGCGGATTAGGAACGGTTTTGCGACGGCCTGTGCACGGTCGCGTAGTAGTTGGAGGATCTTGTCCAACGGCTGTTGGCGTCCTGGCCAAGAGAAGTCCCGGAGCGGCGGAACATGGACACGATGTGGATGCCGCCGGTCAGGTCCACGCCGTCGAGGCCGTGCAGGGCGTCGAAGATGCTCCCGTCCAGGTCTTTGACGGGCCGGGGGTCTTGGCCTCCCCACCGGGTGCGGACCTGCACGCCGATGACGGAGTCGGACAGGGTCGGGTCGTCGGAGACGACGTAGTCGGTCAGGGTGATGACCCGGTCGGGTGATTGGGGGACGGTGTCGAACACGATCCCGGTCTCAGCCGCGGTGTAGATGCCGGTGTCGCGCCACACCCCGAGACTCATGGAGGCCAGGAGCTGGGCGATGCCGGTCAACAGGTTCGTCTCAAATCCCATCGCGGCACCTCCGGGACTAGGCGATCAGGCGGGCACCCTTCCGCAGATTGCAGAGGGCATGGCTCGGGCGGATGTTCTCCGCGGCGTGAGGGCCACCCTTGGACAGCGGGATGACGTGGTCGAAATGCAGGTCGTCGAGCGAGTCGATGGGCTTCTCGCAGAGGTAACACCACATGCCGTCACGCTCAAGGATCGCGGCGAGGTCGACCCGCTCAGTCTCGGTCTTGCGCATCATGGCGCGGCGACGGCCGCTCTTCTCACGACCACGATCACGCTCTCTGGCGACCCTCTCCGGGTCCTGCATCATCGCGTCGTAATTGGCCTTCATGAGCGCCTGTGCGTGATCCCAGTTGGCCTCGTGCCATGCCGCGGACCAGGCCGCTTGCCGCTCAGGATGGCGCCGACGGAAGTTCTCCGCGTCCGTCTTCACCTTGTCCGGGTTGGCGGCCTTGTACTTGCGAACGGTGGCCGCTCGAACTCCCGGGTTGGCTGCGAAGTAAGCCTTCTCACGGATGGCAATCGCCTCACGGTTCGCCTCGCCGTAGACCTTGGCGTAGTCGAGCACGTGCTGCCGATTTCGTACGTACCAGTCTCTGCGGTAGTGAGACTTGCACATTCCGCGAGCCCAGTGCTCCCGCTCGCATCCGTCGACGGTGCAGGTAGCCTTAGCCATATCGACCCTTCCCGGTCGGTCACGCCCCGGGTCAGTTAGCGCTGGCGCCGGGGTCTTGTGCTCATTCTATCTGGTTTCGATCTCCGATCACGTCCCCAACACCTTGCGGAACTCGTTCGCAATAATCTCCTCGATCGTCTTCGCCTCCCCCACGAGAGAGACCTCCAACCACTTCGCGATCCGCCCGTTGTCGTGCCGGAGGTCCATCGACTCATGTTGGTACTTCGCATAGACAGTGTCTGCCGAAACCGCGGCTCGCAGACTGTCCTCATCGACCGACGCGACGTGCGATCTGACGAGCGTGCCTTCCTCGATCGGACAAACGCTGGTGGCCACTTGGAGAAGGTGTTCGGCACCGAGTTTCAGTCCACTGACACCGGCAGCGTGGAGCTCGGCGCGGCCCGGGAGGTTGAGGCCCATCAGGTGGTCGTCACCTTTAAGAACACGACACGGCCGCGAACCGTGTTCGCCTTCACACCAATCACCCGAGCGACCCGGCCACTGATCGTGACCCGCGACTCGGGGGTGAACAGTGTCCCGGCGTCCAGGAGCAGCCTGGTGGTCTCGTCACGAGGCGCCGGGTGCACAGCCAGGGTGGCCTCAGACACGACTTCGTCGCCGGCAGTGTTGCGGACCAGGCGGCGGGTCTGGTCGACGTTCACCTTCACCGTGACGGGGGCTGCGAAGTTGGGCCCGTAGGCGCCGTCGCCGGTGTACGACTCGACGGACACCAGGTCTTTGAGCAGTGAGCGGCGGATCTTCATGGCAGTCCTCCGATCAGGCTGTCAGGTAGGCGACGAGCGGGGGGTTGTCGCGCAGGACGCAGACGATGGGCGACTCGAACGCTGCGATGACGGCTTCCTCACGAGCGGCCTTCTCTTTGCCGAGTCCGCGCCAGTCGGGGCTGCCCATCACTGCCTCGCACATGGCGTGCATGACCTCGTGCCACAAGGTCAGGCGCTGGGTGTCGGGTGTGGATTCGGGGTTGATGTAGATCGTGGCTTCGTGGTACCCAGTGAATCCGTAGTCGCCTTTGCGCTGATTCTTGTGCTCGATGCGCATCCAGTCGTCGGGGTCTGTGGTCACCCGGAAAGTCACTGAGCCGACACGGACCGTGGCTGGCATAGGTGTCACCAGGACACCGGTTGCATGTCACGCAAACCAGCGTTGACCAGGATCCGGTGCGCCCGCGGCGCCAAATACGTCGGCGCCACACGACCGCCGCTCACAACCCCCGAACCGCCGTACTGGATCTGCATCCCAGCCAGGGAGATGCCCTGCAACTGGCCCGAGGATGTCGTCCTCCTCGTCGCCGGTCTCCCAGAACTCGACCTGCGCGCACGTCGCGTCCGCCAACACCTGGATGACGGCGGCTTCAGTGGGTGCCCCGGTGATGGCGTCGACGTCGTAGATCGCGGTCCGCAGGGCCTGGTCGATGACTTCCGACGCGCGGACGAGCAGCCGGGCAGCATCAGGCGGGGCGAGACCCCAGGGTGCTGCTGCGAGCTGCTCGACCGTCGCGTAGGTGGTCACGGTGCCTCCCGATCAGGGGTGTGAAGTGAAGGGTGAAGTGGAGGTCCTGCCGTGACCCGGCTCAAAGGAGGTGAGCCGGGGCACGACAGGAGGTCAGGCCTTGGGCTTGGGTGCAGCCTTCGGCACGGCAGCCTTGACAGGAAGGAC